TGTTTGGGCATTGTGTCCCATTAACATAACCCCTTACTGTTGTGCCATCGTTTGTCATGCACACATGAGTCCATGTGTTGAGCGAAATATTAGAACCAAAGCCAACAGCACTACCGCCATTAGAAAGCTCAAATTCGCCAGTAGAGATGTTTCTACGTAATTCCCACCATGAGTTATTACTGTTTGCATTGCCCCTAATCCCGATATAAACATCAAGAGTGGGGTCTGCCGCCAAATGATAAATCCAAAACTCTACGGTGAAAGTTACACCGCTATTGGGTATGGTTAACCATGTATTAGTATTAGTGGTTACATTTAAACGCGCACCGTTTGAGCCATCGCTGTAAACAGAAGAACCACCAAATTGAGATTGTGCTGTGCTTACATAGCAAAACGCACCATTATTTGTTGTGACAGTGTTTGCAAAAATGGAGTCATCTGTAAATGTCGTGCTTCCATTTGTGCCATTCATGTGTAACAAAAGTAATGTGTGAGCATCATATCCAGATACTGTATATGCCTCTAACTCTCCAGCGTAAGCCCATCCTAATGGCGCTGCGTCAATTTTTACCCTAATTGCTTTAGCAGAAACAGGCGAAAATGTATGTTCTTTATAAACTATTGAGCTGCCAATAATTCTGTTAATATCAATCCATGTCGTACCATCTGGTGAATATTGCACTGTGTAATCACTTGGCACTTCTGTTTTTGTAGTTACATCTAAAACAGGCTCTGTACCTGTGGGAACACCTAACAATGTTCTAATTTTGTTAATTACATAATTTGCATTAAAAGTAATGGTTATAAAATCAGGCTTAGAGCCAGAATCACTGCTTACCCAATTACCACCGCTAATGATATTCCCATCATTTAATGACGCTTCAGTGCCTGTAGCGTGAACACCATTTGATGATGCAACCCCACCATTTGAGGCAAGCGCCACATTAACTGAAGTGCCACCGCTACCGCTAACAACTTGCCCAAGCATTCTTGAAATCAATGAGCCAGCGATCATGACGCAACACCTTTTGCTAAATACGCTTCGATGAATGTTGTTGACCAGACTATGTAATGCAATGTGTCAACAGAATTTGCTGCCGTGCTTAAAGTTGGTGCTGTTGCCCCTGCGAACTTCCAACCATTTAATGTTGTGTAACTTAATGTTCGATTGCCTGTTGCGTCTTGAATAATTCTAATTGAACCTGATTGCCCTGCCACTAAATTAGTAGGAACTGCTAAGTTGCCGTTGCCTGTCATTGTCAGCTCAAAAAAGTTATTAGCTGAAAAATCAGGGGTTATAGTCGCGCCAAATGTTAATGTCGTGATAGAACCGCGCTGTGCTTTAGTAAATGTGTTGTTTGATGCTGTTGCAGCTTTAGCCGCTAAGTCTGTCGTTAGGTTAGTAACGCTAGACTGTGCGATATTGCTTAAAGTATTACTTGCACCGCTAATCGTTTTGTTTGTGAGTGTGTCGGTTGACGATGCTGTAATTTTTGATGCTACTGTTGTGACTAAATCGCTGATTTGCTTTTGTAAGCTACCTAACGCAACTAACAAAGTATCTGTAGCGCTAATAACTGTAGAACTTGCTAAACTTAATCCTGTTAATACAGTTGATCGTACAGTTGTTGCAAAATCCGAAATAGTTGACGCTGTTTGTGTGCCAGTGTGGTTTGTGCGATTTAATAACGTTGCATCGCTTGAGTTCGCTGTAGCACCACTAGCAATGCCAGCAAGTTTAGTTTCTTGTGCTGTTGTGAATGACGCTGTTGTATTAGTTAATACAGTCGCAAGCGGTTGTTTAGCATCTAACGCAGTTTGCAGACCTGTGACTGTAGAAATTGCTTGTGAGCCTGTATGATTAGCACGATCTAATAAAGTCGCATCTGCGCTGTTTGCTGTAGCACCTGTGGCGATTCCTGCTAGTTTTGTTTTCTCTGTTGATGTATAGTCTTCAGTCGATAAACCCTTCCCGCTTACAGTATCAACCTTGCCAGATTGCAATGCTTCAATTTCAGTCTTAGCTGCTGAAAAGTTATCGCGTACTGATTGCGTTGTCGCTGTGCCACTCGCTGGCTTTGTTATGTCGATGCTAGATGCCATTTATAATTCTCCAATCTAACCAAAAGAAGGCGCTCTTGCGAACGCCCTCGAAAGTTAGACTATTAGCCCAACAATAAAGCCACGTGTTGTGGTTTCCAAACTTTCACATCCCAGTAACAACGAACTTCAATCATTGTTTTGCGATAGCCTTTGTAAACTGCAATATCAAAGACTAAGCCTGAGAACGGATCTTGCACAGTCATCATATCAACCGCTGCGTCACCGCCAGCCGGTAAAGCAGGTGGGCGAACAACAACCTCAATCGCTGATCTATGAAAAGCCACATTGCCAGAATAGTTGTTGCCAACTGTAATCGCGTTGTTGTCTGCGATTGCTACACGTAAGCCAGTATCGTTCAGTGTAAATGAACCACCTGACAATGCAGTGCCAACCACATATTTGTTTACTGAGTCTGCTGCAAATGTAACAACGTCACCTGCTAAGATTGTACCTGAGCCTGTATCTGCTGGAATTGCTACAACACCTGCCGTTAATGCAGCGCTGTTTGTCAAGTATGATGCGCCTGTACCTTTAACGTGAGCTGCTACACCTGCTGATTCTTTAATCATCAAGCCTTGCAAATCTAACAAAGTACCTTGGCGCAACAAATCAGTACCGCCTGCTTCATTAGCTTTTTGCAATGATGCTAAGTTACGCAATTTAGTACCAGCTAATGAGTTAATCACTAATGTTGCTTGACCATCGTTGAATGGCATTCCGTTATCAACTAAGATTTGGCGCAATTCTGCAACTTCATTAAAGTTAGAACCGAACGGTGTAGTACCAGCAGTACCAAATGCGCGTGATGCACCATTTTTCGCAGCTACACCAACACCTGCCTCGATTGAGTTTACGATTGCTCGCATTGCTTGTTTGATTTGATCACCGTAAATGGTTTCAAAGCCAGAGCCATTGTTTACGTGTTTAATATCTTCACCTGTCCAAGGAATCTGAACTGAAGCGTAGTTATTAACTGTCATTGTTTTGTTATCAACAGTTTGATCAGTACCTTCTGGAATCGTCATAGATGGCGAATCAGTGGTATTAACGCTAGGTGTACGTGTGAAATGTGAGCGAACTGTATCGCCTTTTGCAACACGAGTACCAGCATCACTGTTAATAGTTGCTGATGGAATAAAGCCGACTAATTCGCGGCCTACTACGTCTGCTGCCTTGTAAATATCGGCTGCAAGGTTTGTTAGTACGTTTGGCATAATTTAATTCTCCTAGTCTGTAATTCTGCCACCTTCTTTAGCAAAGCTGGCGCGTGTCGCATGATCAGCTTTGTCAAATTCGGCTCTTGTCATAATTTTAGCGTTGCCTTGACCGCTTGCACCTTGTGCGCCACCGCCATTATTAGCTTGTGCGCTTACAAAATGCTTGCCTTCGTCAGACTTCGCCCATTCTGTTACATATTCGTTTAATGCTTTGTCACCTACTTTAGCAATACGTGTATCGCCTTCGGCTACAATTTGCACTTGGCTCGCCATCATAGATTTAACAGCTTTTAACATTGCAGGATTGCTAACCCCAGCTTTTACTAACACATCATTCAAACCGTTATCAACTAACAATTTGTGCGTAAAGAGTGATTCTGATTCATATTGCTTTTTAATCTTCTCACTATCGCTTGTTACTTGTTTTATTTGTTTTTGTAATGCGCTTAATTGCTCTTGTAAAGTATCGCGTTCGTCTGAAAGTTTATTATAATCCTCAGGTTTTATTTCTAAACTTTTGCGAGCTGTTTTAAGCTCACCTAACAATTCACGATTCTTTTCAGCTAATGCTGTTGTTGCCTCTTCTACTGCGTGTTTAATTGCGTCTTTCACCTCTGGTGAATTTAAATCAATGTCTGCCATTTTTGTATCCTCTGGATATTGTGAGCCTCAGGCTCGATAAGTTACATTATATCAAGTTCTTTTAGTTCTTGAATTGTCAATAGCTTGCCTTTGTTGTTTGCGAATGTTTCAATAGTTGCTTTACCTTCACGAAATAGCTTTGCTCTTGTCTTTCCTAGCACTTCATCTTGTATCTTTGCTGATTGCTTTTTGAGCCAATCACCATAGCTTAAATCTGCTGGCACTTGACCGTTCATTGATTGTCTTGTCGATGGCGGTAATTCATCAATATTAAAGCCTAATTCTTTCCATGACTTGAGAACTGCAACGGCTACACTTCGACAATTAATGTGAAAATTTCCTGCACCACCACCCCAAGGCAATGAATGCCCGATAGGTTTATGATCAGTCGTGTATAACTTGTTATCACGTAATCGGCAAGGTGAGCTAGTGCGATTATCTAACGTGGCTTGCCACCGTATTGCACTAATCACTTCATTATTCGCTTCAAAGAATCTCTCTCGAGTAAACACTGACATATGACCTAATGCTGTGCGTGTGATTGCTTCAGCGTTGCGCCTGCTTATCTCTAAAATACCATCAGTATATTTATTTTTGCGCGTACCAATAATGCGCTGTACAATTTGCTGTAAAGGTTGATTTTCAACATATCCCATACGAATCGCATCGCGTATCTTGATTGCTTTGTCTGATTCTAACGTTGCGAACCATTCTTTTAGAAGTTTACCTTGAAAAGGTTGCGACATCGCAGCCGTGTAAAGTTGTTCGGGATTTATTGATGCGATTGAAACTTGAACTGGCAATGCTTTCGCAAAAGTTTTCTCATGATAATTCGCCTCCGCAACCGCGAATTGTTCAAGTTCTTGCGACAATTCTTGAAACGCGACTTTGAACGCATCTTGATTGATTGCGCGTAGATTCTCAAGAATCTTCTCAAGCCTTTGCACCGTAAACGATTCGGGCGGTAATTTATTAAGCGCTTTGATAATTTCATTTTGCAAATCTTCATCAACTTGGCTAATGAGTTTGATGATGCGCTTAACTACACCATTACCGTAATGCTGTAGATTGACAGCATGGCGAATTGCGCTATCTTGCAATACTTCATTCGCTGTCGGCAAGGTTCATCGCTCCATCGGCAATGTTTTGCTGTTCTTCTTCAAAATCTGCGTCATCTGAAATAATCTCACCGCGCTTCAGATTATCAAACAGCACATTATTTGAGATTGCACCCGCTTGCCATGCTTGCACTAATGCTGTCAACTCCTGTGCGCTCATGCCAATCGGTGTGTAGTCAGTATTTAGATGCACATCAACATCTTGCAAATTACCTGCCCAATCTGACATGAATATCAGCATATTAGCTAATTGATCGCTGATTAGATTAGCAATTGCAGCAAGTACGCTCATTTCACCGTTTGTTCTTAATTGCATTGCTTGAGCTGCTTCAACACCGTTCTTTTGTTGCTCAAGTAAACGTGCGCCTAATACCGCCATTTGTTTTTCTTTGCTCTCGATGTTCTTAAGCAAAGCATCAAAATTATTCTGCACTTCGATGTACTCACCGTGCGCGTCAGGCATTGGTGCGACAATTGCACTTCCACCGCCCACGTAGATTGATTCGTTTTGCTCGAGCTGAATGCCTGCAATAAACAATGTTGGTAAACCAGACAAATGACAGCCATGCTCGTAATCTGCTGTAACGCGATAGTGCGCTAAGTTTAAATCGACAAGTGGCGATAAAGGTGCAGTGCAACAGTTAAGCGAGTTTGAGTCTGAACCAAATGCGTAAAATGGGATAAAGTCCAAAGGCGCACCGTTCTTAATCGGCACTATTTCATTTTTCAGTTCGTATTTCTTTGTCGTTTCGTTTTTATGATAAATGCGTTGAGTGTAAACACCATCGATTAAAATTAGTTCGCGTATTTGATCAATTTCTTTAGGTGCATAAATATCGCTTTCGTCTTTAGCAATCTCTTGCAACACGACTAAACTAAGCTGATTAACGTTATTGATTCGCGTGTAGCGCCAATTGATGATTGTTTCTGTTTTGTAGATTGTCGCGTAAGGTCTTAAGTTAATAGCCTCTGCCTGCGCTTGCGTAGTCACTTGCTGATTGACTACAGGATATTCAACTAACACACCAATTCGAGATACTGCAAGAACATCGCGCACAATCTCTTGTGCAAATGATTCGATTTTAGAGCCACTTAAATCAATGTCATCTTTGATATTGTCTAAATTGTTCGCTTCGATTTGCGCTGGCTTTCTAAAAATCATGCCAACAAGCCCATCTAACGTGCGTGATGTCGCGTTAAAAAATGACGCTCGTGTTTTGTACGCATCGTAATCTTCATCGCTTTGTGATTTTAAGCGTGGTAAATATAATTTGCCAGCTTTGTGAATAGCCTCTTGCCCTTCGAGCGTATCTCTAGCGCGTTTCCACTGTGTTTGATATTTGTCGTACAGGCTATGTGTTGACTCTATTGGCATT